TGAGTCTGCACAATTATTAGCCATAGGTAAATTAGCATACCCGGTAAAAAAACGAAGTGACGTTGATATTAATATATTGATACGCATGGATTTAGATATGAATATAAAATAAAATAAATAAAATAAATAAAAGGATAAATAAAAATGATAAAATTAAAATCGTTGATTACTGAACAAGTACTTGATAAAACAAAGCCGTTTTCATTATCAGACAGAGACCCATATGAATATAAACTAGTAGGCACTGTATGGTATACTAAACTTAGAACTGCGACTGAATGGTTAGATATGAAATCTAAGATATCATCTCCAAATTATGAACTAGCTGTTTCTAGATTAAATCGCGAACTTGCTATAGGGAAAGATGACCCTAAAAAACCTGTAGTTGACCCTAAAAAACCTGTAGTTGACCCTGAAAAACCTAAAAATACAAATATAGGAAACTTACCAATAATAAAAGATAGTCCATTTGTTTTTTCAAAAACACCAATGATATACAATTTGTCGAAAACAAATTCAAAGATAGGAGAACCAGTACCATTCGCACCATGGATATATAAAGTAATATTTACACGTCAAGGTGGCACTACTGATTTATTATATATTACAAAAACAGACGTAGCAAAAATAAAAACGGCTTCAGCTGAAGTTGCTTGTAATATATATGAATCAAAATATAATAGCACTAAATTTATCGAGAGACAAGAAATAATAACAGCCCAATATCCAGTTGCTGACTTTAAACTAATTGGAGTAGATGCATATAATACGTTTTATAAAGTAGCATGGATCGATGCTTTTAATAACGAGTTGAGATTCTTAGCGCCAGTTCGTGCATTTGATAACAAAACTAGCAAATGGATACCAAAATTTTATATATATGAATTTAAACAGTAATTATGGCAAAAAATCATTGGCACACTGCGGGAAGTAAAACTCGCAGTGAAGCTTACAAATACGGTTATAAATCAGGATTAGAATTATCTGTATCAAAACAGATAGAAACTACTGAATATGATTTGAAATATGAAACAGAAACCATACATTATATAGTACCAGAGCGTAAAGCAAAATACACACCAGATTTTGTTTTTATTAAAAAAACTGGAGAGTTAATGTTTATAGAAACTAAAGGACGGTGGACTGCAATAGATCGTCTAAAAATGAAACATGTTATACATTCGAATCCTGGAGTAGATATTCGCATGGTATTCCAAAATCCAAATCAAAAAATATCAAAAATTTCATCTACTACGTACGAAACACATGCAAATAAATTAGGTATAATACACGTAGCAAAAAATAATATCCCTGCAGAATGGTTATTAGAATGTGTTAAAACCGGTGAAGAGCCAGTAGCAGTTAAAAACTTTTTTAATTAAAAGGTTTGTTTTGTGAAATTAATTTTATATACATTTAATATAATTGAATAGTATATTTAATTAATAGATTAATTCATTTATGAATTGATCGTTAGATCGAATGATTATTTGTATCTAACAAAAATTAATATTATATATAAATATATAAATTAATAATTGGAATATTACAGTAAATTTATTATATTATAATATGACCAATTATAAACTCCTCCAATTATTAGAATCAATATTGGGTAAAGGTAAATCTACATCTGGTGACAATATTGCATTCTTTTCTCCATTCATTTCACATTATAAGCCAAAATTAGAAATTAACATTAAAACAACAAATTCCGGAGATAATCCATGGCACTGTTGGATTTCTGATAAAAAGGGCCGGTCAATAAAATCATTGTTTACACAATTAAATTTACCAAAAGAAAAGTTTGAACAATTAGCAAAAATAATACAATCATCTAGATATAATACACAAGTAACACCTCAAGCAAACACAATCGTATTACAATTACCAGACGATTATAGTCCATTGTGGAAACAAAAAAAATCACCAGATTATAAAAATGCATTGCATTATTTATTAAATACACGAGGCATTTCGGTATATGATATTTTAAAATATAGAATTGGGTACTGCGAAAACGGAAAATATTCCGGTAAAATTATAATTCCTAGCTACGATTGTGATTCGCAGTTAAATTATTTTGTATCTAGAGCATATTATAAATCAGATTCACAAAAACATAAAAATCCAGATGTGTCTAAAGATATTATTGGGCTTGATATGATGATTAATTGGTCTCAACCAATTATTTTATGTGAAGGTGTATTTGATGCTATTGCTATAAAACGAAATGCAATTCCATTGTTTGGTAAAATTATACAACCTAATTTGCAAAGAAAAATAATCGAACAACGAGTTAAAGACATTTATATATGTCTAGATCGAGATGCATTACAAAAAGCAATACAAATTGCTGAAAAATTTATGAATGAAGGATTAAATGTATATTTTATTGAATTAGAAGATGATAAAGATGCATCTGAATTAGGTTTTGAAAAAATAAATGAAATAATTAATAATACATCTGTATTAACATTCGAACGATTAATACAGTTAAAACTAGGCCTGTTATGGATATAAAACATATAGAAACTTATGTTGATAAGTTAGATAAAATTATACACATTAGTGATATACATATTCGTACGTTAAAACGCCACCGAGAATATCGTGAAGTATTTAAACATATGCATGATACAATTGAACAATTAAGTACACCAAATACCATCGCAGTATTAACAGGCGATATTGTTCATAGTAAATTAGATATGTCCCCGGAGTTAGTACAAATACTTGTAGAATTCTTCACAGGATTCACAATACCTACCGTAGTTATACTAGGTAATCATGATATGAATTTAAATAATATGCATCGTGTAGATGCTATTAGTCCAATATTAAATGTGATACAAAATCCAAATATTATTTTTATAAAAGAAAATGGATTATTTGAAATTGGTGGGGTTGTATTTAATCATATGGCAGTCGACGTTGCACCCACTGACTATATTCGAGCTACGGCTTTTGATGCCCCATATAAAATTGCATTGCATCATGGTGCAGTCAATACAGCAAAAACAGATATTGGTTACCAAATTACAAATGAACATGTAACTACAGAATTATTTGAAGGCCACAATATTACATTGTTAGGTGATATTCATAAACCAGCTCAATTTTTAAATAATGAAAAAACAATTGCATATCCTGGGTCATTAATCCAACAAAATCATGGAGAAGCATTGGACCATGGAATATTAGTTTGGGACTTAAAAACAAGTAGTGCGGAATTTATAAAAATTCATAATGATTATGGTTATGTGACATTGGAAGTTGACAACACAAATATTGTATCAGCTCCAGCTAGAATACCAAATAAACCTAGGATTCGAATTAAATTCAATGATACATCAGCAGCTGACATAAAAAAATTGATTGCTAATTTACGTAATCGATACGATGTACAAGATATCACAATACAAAGAAGTACGGCTGGATTAACTAGTAATTCTACTACATCAATTAGCATTGGCAATGTTCGCGATATTGAATATCAAAACACATTGTTATCTGATTATATCACTGCTACGTTTCCACTAGCAACAGCAGAAGAAATGGATGCAATTAGACATATTAACCGAACAGTTAACTCAAAACTACCTGCAGTTGAATCTGTTAGACACATGACCTGGCATCCAATATTATTTGAATTTGATAATATGTTTTCATATGGAGAAAACAATACAATTGACTTTACAAATCTTAAAGATGTGTGTGGTTTATTTGCTGCAAATACTAGTGGCAAATCTTCATTACTGGATGCAATTGCATATACTATTTTTGATAAATGTAGTAAAACAGGTAAAGCTCATGAAGTATTAAACAATAAAAAATCTACATTTACCGGTAAATTTACTTTTGAAATGAATGGCATTCTATATACTGTTATACGAGAAGGTGTAAAAAATAAAAATGGCCATGTAAAGGTAAATGTTAATTTTTATACTGAAACTGAAAATCTAAATGGTGAAGAGCGTAGTGAAACAAATAAAAATATTCGTAAATATCTAGGCACATATGATGATTTTATTTTAACTGCATTTTCACTTCAGGCAGATAATAATAATTTTATAGAAAAATCACAACGAGAGAGAAAAGATTTATTATCACAATTCCTAGACATTACAGTGTTTGAGCAATTATATCAGTTAGCAAATGAAGAAATAAAAGAAACTGCTGGTAAATTAAAAGAATACAAGAAAACGGATTTCAGTGTAATAATTAATGATGCACAAGAAATTATAACAGAATATCAACAACATATAATTGATTTAGAAACTCAAGAAACTGCAATGCAGGAATCTAGAAATACAAATCAACAAGAAATATTAGAATTAATTGAATCTAAATTACCAACTACATATGATGGTCCAAACATAGATTTATTAAAAAAACAAGAAAAAACATTAACTGAAAAAATTGAAATAATACAAAGTGATATAGAATTATTGGAATCTAACATAGATAAATTAGTTTTAATTTGCGACACATTAGCAACTACATATGCAGAATATGATATTGCAACTATAAAAACTAATGTAATTACATATAATAATACTTTAAAAACATTAACATCAATTAATCGTCTTTTAAAACAACAACAGGAAGTTGTAAATGCAAAACAAGAAAAAATTAATCACCTTGCCAAACATGAATATGATCCAAACTGCCAATACTGTACATCTAATGTTTTTGTACAAAATGCAATTGAAGCCAAGAATACGATTGACGCAGATAAACAAATATTAAACAATATTCAAATTGAATTGGATCAAACTCAATTGCAACTAGACAAACTAACAACTTATGTTGATAAACAAGATCTTGTTGAAAAATTGCAATATAAAATTGAAACCGAGAAAAATTTATTAGACCGTAATGAATTGCAATTGCAAATATTAGAAAATGAATTACAAACACGAGAGTCTGAATTAGAAACGTGTTTAGAACGGCAAGAATTATTCAAGCAAAATGAAACGGCAATCAATAAAAATATAAGTGTAGATGTATCAATTAATACATTAAAAAAACAAATTGACACAGTAACCGAAACAATAAAAACTGTTACAGAATCAATAAGGTCTAAACATGGTAAAATTGAAGTTGCAAAAACTACAAAATCAAATGCAATTGCACAATTAGATAAATATAAAAAATTAGAAACGGAATATAAAGCTTATGAATACTATTTAGAATCAGTTAAACGAGATGGTATCCCATATGATTTAATTTCCAAAGCTATGCCTAAAATTGAAGCAGAGATTAACAATGTATTAAATCAAGTTGTAGACTTTAATATGGTATTACAAAGCGATGGTAAAAATATCAATGGTTACATTATATATGATGAAGATAATTTTTGGCCATTAGAGTTAACTTCTGGCATGGAAAGATTTATATCATCATTGGCTATTCGAATAGCACTCATCAATGTATCAGCATTACCTAGACCTAATTTTATAGCAATAGATGAAGGTTGGGGTAGTTTAGACGCTGAGCATATTGCGTCAGTAGTTAATTTATTTGATTACTTTAGAAATAAATTTGATTTTTCTATAATTATATCACACGTAGATACAATGCGAGATATGGTTGATAATTTAATTGAAGTTAATAAAATAAATGGATTTAGCCAGATTTATCATACCTGATATTTATATAAAAGGATGAATATAATCGATGAATCGCAAAACAATTATAAATAGCGGATTACAATTTACGCCAGTTTGGTTTGAAGATAGATCATTAACATCTCCAGATTATTTACAAATTTCGGAATTTCCGAGTCGATTAACAGCTGGTAAGAATTTATTTAAACTTCGGGGACATCCTAATAGTTTGCGTGTTGGTGGTATTTTAAATATTGAAATACTAGATTACAACGGAAATCCAATTTATTTTGAAGTATTAAATTATTTAGATGATGATAAATCTCGAGTAATTGCAATATACATATATGAGGATACTGCTGCAGGTGATTGCACAATTACTATAGTAGCAGAAGCAGTAAATGTACCGTCAATTTGGCAAAGATTACCAAACGTTAGATGGAGTAGATCCATATCAGTTAATCCTCAGATAACAAATGATTCTGAAATTATTTTTGAAGTTATACCAGAAATAACAATATCGGAACAAATCGGCCCACATTTAAATCGAGTATATAATGGACTATTACAGTTTCCTACTCAAACAGCTGGTGTTGTTAAATATATTTCATATAATGGTCAATCTGCAATTGAATTAAGTGGTAGTATATTTACTAAAGATATGGTTAATGGTACACTTACTGTTAATACACCAATTAACCCTACCCCTCCGGCACCATATACAATTAGTACAACGGCGTTTAATACTACAATAAAAAAAGTATTAAGTCCAACGTTGGCATTGTTAGACACTGGATATGAGGTATATACGAGCTCTAGTTTAGCATCACATACTTATACCGCATTTGATGCATCGTCATATTCATTATTGTATGAAACAACACCAACATATGTAGAAACGCAGAATTCCGAATCATATGCGTTAGTTGAAATAGCAGGATTACAACCGTCTACGGGAGATGTATCGCGTGTTAAACTATTCATGAACAATAACGGTACCGTTGGTACATGGGAATTAATTAATGATGTTGAATTAACAGAAACAGAAATATTTGTAGCAAACACAGCATCAATTTACCCGGATACTAGTATTGGATTATTTACATCACAAAGTATTATTAATACATATTGGGAAGCACATACATATCAAGGCCGCATTGAAACTACACCACCCACATTAACACAAACTACGGCTTCATTGAATGATGCATTGCAAATTGTAAATGCGATTGATATATCAGCAAAAAATGCAGTTAGTGTAGCCCAAATAAAATCAAGTTATAACGGGTTATTTGTAAACAAATCCGAATATAAAATTACATTTGATGCATTAGGTACAAAAGATATATATGACACCGCAGTATTGTCTATATATGTTTCTGGGAGTGCATTTACATTGGATTACACGGATTATTTAAATCAGGAACTACCGGTATATCTAGGCAAACGAATTGGACAACTTACTAGCAATGGTACCAATCGAAGATTTGATGACACCGTATTTAGTTTTATAGCAGACTACACAGGCACTGGTACATTGCTATTTGTAGTAGAATCTGG